ACGCCGCTGTACGTGCTCGGCCTCGCCGGCACCTACACGATGACCACGGCGCTCAACCACCTCGACGGCCCGATGCCGGCAATCCTCGCCGGGCTGCACGGCGTCATCCGCGGCCTCATCGTCGCGGAGCAGAGCAGCGCCACCCCGACGGTCACCGAAGGCCTCGATCCGGACGTCTTCACGGCGCTTCCGAAGGCCCAGGACCTCGCGGTGTATGCCGCGGATACCTATTTCTCCCCGCTGTTCGTCATCCTGGAGGGCCGCGCCTATGCCGGCACCGCCTCGCTGCGTGACCTGTCCTCCTCGGCCTACAACCGGGTCGGCATCTTCATCGGCGACACGAAGACCGCGCTGAACGGATCCACCGTGGTGTCCACGAAGAACGCCGCCGTCGGCGTGCTCGCCGGCCGCATCGCGGCGTCTCCCGTGCAGCGCAACATCGGCCGCGTGGCGTCCGGAGCGCTCGCCCCGGATTCCTTCTACCTCGGCACCTCCGCGGTGGACGACGTGATGGCCGACGTGGAGACGATCTACGCCAAGGGCTACATCACTCCCCGCATCTTCTTCGGCCTCGACGGCTACTACTTCACCGACGACCGCCTTGCCTGCAAGCCGGACGACGACTACGCGCACCTCACGGCGCGCCGCACCGTCGACAAGGCTGCCCGCATCGCCTACCTGACCCTCGTGCAGAAGCTCCTCGACGAGATCGAGGTGAACACCGACGGCACGATGCAGGCACCGGTGCTCAAGAGCTGGCAGGCAGATGTCGAGTCCGCCATCGACCAGCAGATGTCCGCCGCCGGCGAGCTCAGCGTCGTCGACGGGTCCGGCTGCAAGTGCTTCATCGACCCGGCGCAGAACGTGCTCGCCACCTCCAAGGTGGAGGCCACCCTGCGCGTGCGTCCGTTCGGCTATGCCCGCGAGATCACCGTGAACCTGGGATTCCTCACTAACATCGAAATCTGACGCTTATGTTCAACACTCGAGAGTATGAATGGTCCGATGTGACCGTGGTGCTGGGCGGCCGTGATGTCACGGGCCTGCGCGGCATCTCCTACAGCGAAGCCCAGGAGAAGGAGGCGCTCTACGCCAAGGGCAACAAGCCCCACGGCATCCAGCGCGGCAACAAGTCCTACACCGGCTCCGTCCGCATCCTGCAGTCCGAGCTGCTCGCCCTGCAGGCAGCTGCCGGCGGATCCATCCTGGACATCACCGTCGACATCGTGGTGGCCTATGGCAACCCGCAACAGGGCGACATCATCCACACCGACCTGATCCGCGGCGCGGAGTTCACCGAGGCACCGCGCGCGCTCAACCAGAACGACAAGTTCATGGAGATCGAGCTGCCGATCGTCGCCATCGACGTCGTCAACGACTACCGCTAACCTTACGTGGGGGGCCGACCTGCCCTGCTGATATCTACGCAGACACGGTCCCCCTTTTTATAAAACACACACAAAACACCGTTCAAAATATGTTCACTTACACCGATGACCAGCTGAAGGGCTGGAAGAAGAAATACGGAGACGAAAGCGTCTTCGAGGTGGTGGCCGGCGACAAGAAGGCCGTGCTCCACAAACCGACCCGGCAGGATCTCTCCTTCGCCACCGCCGGCAGCTCTGCCGGACAGGACAACGTCAAGTTCTGCGAGATCCTTCTGAAGCAGTGCTGGATTGACGGCGACATGGAGATCCAGACCAACGACGACTACTTCTTCGGCGTCATCTCCGTGATCCAGGAGATGGCCAGCTACAAGGAGGCCTCCATAAAAAAGCTCTAGAGCTGGCCGACGGACGCCCGGAGGCCAACACGATAGGCTACCTGGACACGATGCTCCGGTACTATCTGCACATCGACCCGGACACGCTGTCGGACCAGCAGTGGGCTGAGACCCTCGCACAACTCAGGCACATAAGACAGGCAGAATCAGGCAAAAAATGAGCAACACCGCGCAATATATCATCGAGATCTCCACCAATGGCGATCGGGCGACCGTCTCCAGGGTGGATGCCGTGCAGCGCAAGCTGGACGCCACCGACCGCTCGGCGGCCCGTCTCTCGGGCCGCGTGGGCGGTCTCGGCAAGGCGCTCCAGGGCCTGCCCGGCGCCGGCTTCTTCGCGAACCCCCTCGTCCAGCTGACCGCCGGCATCGGCGTCGTCTCCAAGCTCGGCATGCAGGCCGAGAAGACGGCCACGGCGTTCAACGTCCTGGTCGGCTCCGAAGACAAGGCCGCGAAGATGCTCGGCGAGATCAACGAGTATGCTGACAAGACGCTCTGGGACCGCTCCTCCACGCAGGAGGCCGCGAAGACCATGCTGGGCTTCGGCGTCAGCGCGGAGTCGGTCACCAAGGACCTGAAGATGCTCGGCGATGTGGCCATGGGCGACAAGAACAAGCTCCAGCAGCTGGCGCTCGTCTTCGGACAGATCTCGGCCGCCGGCAAGCTGCAGGGGCAGGACCTGCTGCAGCTCATCAACGCAGGATACAACCCGCTGCTCGACATCTCCGCGCAGACGGGCAAGTCCGTGGCGCGGCTCAAGGACGACATGTCCAAGGGCCTCGTCACCTTCGACATGGTCCGCAACGCCTTCATGCGCGCCACCGGCGAGGGCGGCAAGTTCAACCACATGACCGACAAGATCGCGCAGACCACGTACGGCGCCTGGGAGCAGCTGAAGGGAAAATTCCTCGGCGCTATGCTCGAGCTCTATGAGCTGATCCGCCCGGCGATCATCCCGGTTATCAACGTGCTCGGAAAGGGGCTGGAGGCCGTCGGCGCCGCAGCGAAGTGGGTGGCGGAGAACTTCTCCACCATCCTCTCTGTGCTGGCGCCTGTCGCCGCCGGCGTCGTGGCATACAACGTCGCCGTGGCTGCGTCCACGGCCCTCACCAACGGATGGACCATCGCCACCCGCGCGCAGTACGTGGCGCTGCTCCTCCTGGAGAAGGCGCAGAAGCTGGTGAACATCGTGATGAGCGCCAACCCTATCGCGCTGATCATCGCCGGCATCGCGGCTCTCGCGACCGCCGTCGCCATCTGCTGGAACAAGTTCGCCGGCTTCCGCGCCGTTATCCTCACCGTCTGGGAGACGATGAAGGGCTTCGGCCAGATCATCAAGAACTACGTTCTGGACCGCATTCAGGGGCTGCTCGCTGGCGTTGGCAAGCTGGGCGAGGCGTTCAGCAAGCTCTTCAAGGGCGACTTCAAGGGCGCCTGGGATGCCGCGAAGGGCGCCGCCAGCGGGCTGCTCGGCCTCGACGCCAGGCGCAACGCCGCGGAGTCGACCCGGCAGCTGGTGGGCGGAGTCAAGGGCACCTACGGCGAGATCCTCTCCAACGAGCGGGCCAAGCAGAGTGCCAAGGAGGCGCTGAAGTCTCCGGAGGCTGCAGGCGGCGTGGCGGACACCACGGCAGCCGGGATCACCGGCGTGTCCGGCGCCGGCGCCAGCGGCGGCAAGATGGCCAAGGACATCGCCACCGGCGGCACCCGCAACACGTCCATCACCATCAACGTGTCGAAGTTCTTCGACGACGTCAATATCACCACGGCCTCCGGGACTGACCTGCGCCAGCTGCAGAACACCATCCTCGAGAGCATCAACCGTTCACTCGAAATTGCAACCAGCGCAGCACGATGACGACCTCCAGATTCATACTTGAAGACATCGCCCGCCGGCTCCCCGCGGGGAATCTCCCGGACGGCTACAGCGTCGAGACGCTCTCCGACCAGCAGCTGCAGGACATCGTCGTGGCCAACGCCATCGGCGTGCCGATGACCTTCCCGCTCTACCTCAAGGTGGAGGGCGGCGAGTGGTGGCTGCTCCCGTATGAGCCGCAGATCACCCTGCAGGGCACCAACGTCATCGTCAAGAAGCAGGTGTCCAAGGGATCCGTGCGCGGTACCATCAAGGAGCGCTGGTCACAGGGCGACTACCAGGTCAACGTCTCCGGCATCCTGATCGGCTCCGACGGCTCCTATCCGTCCGCCGACGTCAAGCGCCTGCGCGCTTTCTGCGAGGCCGGCCGTGTCCTGGTCAAGTCCCCGCTGCTCGAGATCTTCTCTATCAGCCAGGTGGTCATCGAGAGCTGGAACATGCCGTTCACCTCCGGCCCGGCCAACCAGGCCTATTCCATCGCCGCGCTCAGCGACGACATCTACAAGCTGCTGCTGCGCAAAGAGGACCTCAAGCAGATCTAGCCATGTTCACGATGCGATTCGACATACAGGTGGGCTCCTGGAAGCTCGGGATGGTCGAGAAGGTGACCGTGCGCCGCTCCGTCGAGGAGCTCGCGGACACCGCCGTCATCGAGCTGCCGGGCGCCGAGTACAACGCGGCCCTGCAGGTGGAGGACAAGATCCACCGCGGCGACCGTGTCGTCATCAACCTCGGCTACGACGAGGTGGGCATGGTCCAGGAGTTCGAGGGCTGGGTGCAGCGCGTCGGTACCGACGGCGGCGCCATCACCCTCGAGTGCGAGGACGACCTGTACCTCTTCCGCAAGGCGCTGCCTGACGAGCAGCTGCAGAACGTGACGCTGTCGGCGCTTCTCGCTCGCGTGGTCGAGGGCGTCGGCGGTGGATTCACCGTGGACTGCTCCTACAGCTGGACCTACCAGAAGTTCGTCATCAGCAGCGCCACCGGCTACGACGTGCTGAAGAAGGTCCAGGAGGAGTGCGGCGCCGACATCTACATCTCCGGCAAGACCCTGCACGTCCATGGGCCCGGCGAGAAGGTCGGCAACACCGTCATCTACGACTTCACCCGCAACGTACAGGAGAGCAGCCTGACCTACCGGCGCACCGAAGACCGCAAGGTCCGCGTGGTGGTCAAGGCGCTCATGCCGGACGGCAAGGTCAAGGAGCGGGAGTACGGCACCACGGGAGGCGACCGCGTCACCGTGCGCGCCGCCTCTCCGGACGACGCCTCGATGCGCCTGCGCGGCGAGAGCGAGCACAAGCGCCTCACCTTCGACGGCTACGACGGCAATATCGTCACGTGGCTCGTCCCTTACATCAAGCCCGGTGACAAGGCCGAGCTGCACGACCCCGAATACGAATACAAGGACGGCGCCTACTACGTGCGCGCCGTCGAGACCGAGTTCAGCTCGGAGGGCGGCCGCCGCACCATAGAGCTGGGCTACAGACTGCTTTAGCCATGACGCCGGAACAGAGACTCATCCGCAACATCCGGGCGGCTGCAGGCCCCCGCGAGATCACCGTCTACCAGGGCATCGTCAGCTCCGTGGAGGGCAACACCTGCACGGTGGAGTTCGGCTCGCAGAAGGTCGCCGGTGTCCGCCTGCGCGCCTCCACTTCGGAGCTCGAGCAGCAGCTGCTCGTCGTGCCGAAGGCGGGCACCGCCGTCGTCGTGGGCTCCCTCTCCGGAGATCTCGCGGATCTGGCCGTGCTCGTCGTCGACGAGGTGGAGCGCATCGAGATCAACGGCGGGAAGCTGGGCGGCCTGGTCAACATCGAGCCGCTCGTCGACAAGCTCAACGAGCTGGTCCGCTCCTTCAACGCTCACACGCATACCATCCCCTCCGGAGGCGTGGTCTGCGGCGAGTACCCGAATGCCGCGCCGGTGTCCGTCCCGAAGACGGCCGGCAGCGCGCAGGAGTTCTCCCGCGGCGACTTCGAGGACGAAACCATTAAACACTAGTTGAACATGACCGGAATACAACTTACAGACTACGACGTCGACATCAAGGTGCAGCGCGACGCTGCCGGGCTCATCGCCTCGGGGCTCGTGCTGGGCGACATCCTCGCGCAGAACCAGGCGCTGATCCTGTCGATGCACAAGGGCGACCTCAAGAGCGACGTGTCCGTCGGCGTGGGCATCGACAGGATGCTGCTCGACAGCGACCGCCTCGGCTGGGAGCGCGAGATCCAGGAGCAGCTCGAGATGGACGGCCAGATGGTCGAGTCCGTCGAGGTGACCAGCAAAGAAATCAAGATTAAAGCACAGTATATATGATTGACACCATCAAAAACCTCATCGTGACCGTCTTCAGCGTGCTGGTCGGTTACTTCGCTCCTCTCAAGGACATCGTCTTCGTGATCTTCTTCGTCTTCCTGCTGAACATGATCTTCGGCCTCATCGCCGGCGTGGGTGTCCAGGGCGAGAAGTTCAACCTCAAGAAGTTCTTCCGCTGCGTCGGCGAGACCCTCGTCTTCTATGTCGTGGTCCTCTCTATCTACGTGGTCGGCGAAAAGATGGGCAATCCGGACGGCGCCATCCAATGTATCAGCGGAGTCGTCTATGCTATCATCTACTTCTACTCAGTCAACATCCTGCGCAACGCGAACAAGCTGCTGCCGAACTGCAAGACCATCCACTTCCTCTACTTCCTGCTCAGCTTCGAGGTCATTAAGAAGATCCCGTTCTTGAAGCAGTATCAGGAGAAGAAGGACGAGGTGGCCGCCGAGATCAACAAACAAGAAGACTAGCACCATGGGGACCATCAGTAAGAATTTCTCCTACCGCGAGTTCGAGAAGAGCGACACCGCCGACCGGCTGGGCCTGTGCAACGTCATCATCACGGTGCGCGTACGCGACGCCGTGCGTGCCCTGACGCTGAACATCCTGCAGCCGCTGCGCGACCGCCTGCAGCACGCGGTCCGGATCTCCTCCGGCTACCGGTGCTCTGAGCTCAACAGGGCCGTCGGCGGCGTCGACACGTCGCAGCATACCAAGGGCGAGGCGGCCGACATCTACGTCCTCCTGGCGGACGGCTCCCGGATGCACTCCGCGGAGCTGGCCCGCGAGATTATCGCGGCCGGCCTGCCGTTCGACCAGCTCATCCTCTACCCGACCTTCGTGCACGTGAGCCACAAGCTCGGCGGCCCGCAGCGCGGGAACGTCCTGTATAACAAGTCCTACAAAGGACCCAAAATCTGACACTATGCGGAAGTGCATATTTTTCTTTTTTTGTGTGTTGGCCCTGGCCTCCTGCTCGCCGAAGACTTTCTCCGGCGTGCAGGACGTCCGGGCTTTGCAAGAGGCCAGAAGGCGCGACAGCATCGCGTTTGAGCGCCGCATGGAGGTGCTCCTGCAGGAGCTCGTCGACCAGCGCCTCGAGCGCATCGAGAGCCAGCAGTCGGAGACGGTCCACGAGGTCTACTCCGCTCCTGACACCGCCGGCCGGCAGTATGTCGTCGAGCGCAGCACGACGTACACCGTCGCAGGCTCCAGCACCGTGGCCAGCAGCCACTCCGCCCGCGAGCAGCAGCTGCTCGAGAAGACCGACAGCGTGGCTATGGCGGACAGCTCCAATGTCGAGCAGCTGGAGATCCACGAGGAGGAAGAGGTTGCACCCGCGCCCGCGGCGCGGAGATCCCGCCTATATCTATATATCATCGGCCTGGTGGCCGCGCTCGTCTGCGGCGTGGTGCTTGGCGTAAGAGCAGGGAGGGCATCGAGATGATCACGGTGACGGTACGGCGCCGGCAGACGCTCTCAGACATCTGCCTCCAGGTCTACGGCACGCTCGATGGCATCATGGCACTCGCCCGCGCGAACGGACTCGCCGCCTCCGAAGAGCTGCAGCCCGGCCTTGTCCTGGAATGTCCGGACGTCACCTACGACGCCTACCTGCAGACCTACGTGCGCAAGAACGGCATCGTGCCGGCGACCGCCTACGACGGCCTCGGCGAGATCCATCAGCGCATTTTTACGGAACAGTTCACAGAAGAATTTGAATAGAATGGCTAGAACAATTCAACAGATTAAGGCGGCGATGACGCAGCAGTTCATGAGCGACAGCGTCATCCGCACGAAATACGGCATCACCGGCGCCGCGACCTTCGACGAGACATTCAGCAAGGTCAGCTTGGAGAACATCTGGTTCTCCATCGTTGCATCCTCCATCTGGGTGCTGGAGTCTCTCTTCGACGCCTTCCGGGAAGACGTGGACGCCAAGATCGCCACGGCGGTGCTTGCGTCCATTCCCTGGTACCATAAGATCGCCCTGGAGTTCCAGTACGGCGACCAGCTGGTCTTCGACGAGGAGACGCAGCAGTTCGTCTATCCGGAGCTGCATCCGAACAAGCAGGTCGTGAAGTATGCGGCCTGCCGCGACGTCGGCGGCGGGGTCTACGTGCTCGCTGCAGGGGCCTACAGCAACGGCACTCCGGTCGCGCTCGACGCGGACGTTTTAACGGCGTTTGAAAGCTATTTGAACCAGCGAAAACCGGCCGGCGTGATCGTCGAGGTCGGCTCGTACGCTCCGGACGGCGTCCGCGTCTACGCAGACGTCCAGTACAACCCGCAGGTCATCAACGCCGCCGGCGAGCTCGTCGAGGACACCTCCGTCCGTCCGGTGGACGCCGCAATCAATAACTACCTCCGGAACATCGAGTACGGAGGAGTGCTCAACAAGACCGCCCTGGTGGACGCGATTCAGGCTGTCCCTGGTGTTGTGGACATCAAGCTGGACAAGGTGACCGTCCGGTCGGCGATCTCCTCCGCCTGGAAGGAGGTGGTCGGCAACAACTATGAAAGTTATAGCGGAGCATTCCGCTCGTATAACCTCCCCGTATACATCCACTATGTTTTATCAATTTGACATTGACAGGTGGATCATCCACCAGCTTCCGCCGGTCCTTCGTACGGGGGCGAACTTCTCGTTCCTGAAGGTGTTCCTGTATCCGGTCAAGCAGCTGCTCGAGGTGTTTGGGACATACCGGGAAGCTGCAAATCTGCAGCTGAGCTACAACGCATTTACTAACTATCTGCAGAAATGGCTGAATGATGTCTTTTTCTACCCGCAGGGCACCATATATATCACGGACGAGGAGTTTCCGGCCCCGGCCCTGTCTTTCGATGATGAGGGCGATGCGCCGGTATATGTCACCGCCGTCGACGAGGATCCGGCGGTCGCGTTAGACCTCTACAGCGCGCCGCCAGGCTCGAAGTTCGGAGCATTTGTTGTTCACGTCCCTCCGGTTATGACTCAGGCAGACATCGCCGTGGTGGAAGAGTGGGTGAACTACTACAAGTTTGCGGGGACGCAGTTTAGAATTGAACAATATAATTAGATAAGATATGGACAAGTATTTGACCTACCCCGGCAAACAGCCGGTCTATCTGGGTGACGTTGATTTCCTGCAGACCAGCGTCGCCGGCGCCATGAAGGAGCTCCTTCGCGCGTACATCGGAGATAATAGTGGAAACGCCATCCTCCTCGGGTGTGAGTTCAGCTATGCGCACAACCAGATCTCCTGGACGTCTGGAATTGTTGCTATTAACGGCGAGGTGCTTGCCATCCAGGCCGGGACGCTAAGCGGCGAAGGGACCAATTATTTCGAGGTTATTTCTTCTCTCGGCGGCGCCAGAACATTCGGCGACGGCCAGCAGCACGATTGTTTCGAGTACCGGCAGGCAACGATCTCCAAGACCAACACTGGATACGGCGTTGCGACGTTTCCGAGAATAGCTTCGCGCGACACGCAGTTTGCTAAAATCTTCGGTTTTTACGGTATCAGCAACACGCCGACCAGCTACGCTCGTCTTGCCTTCTGCGGAGGCGCGTGGCATCTATCCTTGCGTATGGCCGCCATGGATTCCGCCTCGACGACTATTTTTGAGGGGACGACGGACGCGCTTCCGGATGTCCTTGTGCAGCTTTTCCAGCAGGCGAACGCTCCCGGCAGCATGCTTATTTCCGTGAGGTCTGTGCTGTCGACCTCTTCCACCATCGTGGCTACGTTGTCCTGGAGCATTTCCGGCAAAAAGGTAACATTCGCAATCACAGCGGCCACCGCAGTGCAGCTCACCGAGTGGTTCGTCGACGAGGTGCTTCCGGTGTTTTAACAATTAAGTTTTTTTCGATATGCCTACTATTCAGCAAATAATGAATCGCGCCAGATCTCTGCGCAACGAGACGGCGATCAACAGCATTTCCCCTGAGCGAGCCGGCGGAATCATGTACGACACCCTGGCCTATATCAACGAAATGCAGCTGCAGGATGCGAACCCGCTGCTGCTCTCCAAGATCTACGACTCCGTCGCTGAAATGGAGGCGGACCCCGCGCCCGTGTCAGATCTTGACGGTTCCGCCCTCCTTCCCGGCCAGCTGGTCTGCATCGTGACCGGAGATCCGGATGACCCGGAAGACGGCCTGGTGTACCGTTACGACGGTACCGAGGACGAAACCAGCAGCTGGACCGCCGTCGGCCGCATCGGCAGCGCTCCCTATCTGGATGGATTTCTTTATATGGGCAAGGCCGTCCTGACCCCGACGCCGACCGACCCGGGCGCTCCTACGCAGAAGGTATTCTACGAAGCGTCGGAACCTGGTACCTACGGCAACTTCGGCAACCTGGTGGTCAATGAGGGAGAGGTCGTTTACTTCAAGTTTGACGGCGACGCCTGGAGCAAGGACGTCACCGGCGCGGCAACTAAGGCGCAGCTCGATAGACTCAAGGCGTCCGTCGGCGCACAGCGCATCTATCAGGCGCTGCACTATGACAAGCTGGAAACCTACGCGACCAGGATCGCGGCGCGGGCGGCTGTCACGGACAAGTACCAGGGCTGTCGGCTCATCTATCTCTTGACAGACGGCACCCTCGTCGAAGAGCAGTACGTTGGCTCTGGGCCTTCCAATTGGCCTAATGATGCTTTCTGGGAGCCGAAGGACTACAAGAGTGTGTTTGTTTCTCCGCCTTCTAACCGGGCCGACAAATATATTCGGCACATCTACTGCAACGAGACCGGGCGCACGATTGCGATGAACTTCGCGATCACAGCTACCACTGAGGACAATGCCCTCTCGCTCTCGCTCGTATGCCGTATTTATGACGGCAACGGGGTGCAGACGAACTTCCTGAACGGCGCGTCGCTGGACTCCTACGCCTCCAACAACGCCGCAGAAATCTCCATACCTCGCCTGGTTGCCGGAAGCCCGGAAATCACCCTCGTCGTGGACGTCAAGGCTATGTTCGACGCGGAGGTGGTCACGTTTTCCGTCGGCGGCTCGTCGGCGGTGGTAAACTACGAACTAGGCAAGGGCCTCAATGACGCAATTGACATCAACGAGGGTGCGCTCTATCCCTTCGTGAACGTCACCACCTCCCCGAACTTCAGCGCGGCCCGTGCCGACCATGTGCGGAACTACCTGAAAGCGGTGCTGGATGTGGAAATCTACGGCGCGAACGAGGCGGAGGGATATGTGTACCAGATATACCTTCTCTCCAAGCGGCGCAGCGCGAACGATTGGGGTAATGGCGTGTGGCTGAAGAAACTCTCCGCGACGGACTATTCCCTGGTCGAGTCGATGCAATTCAAGTCCCCCAGCGCACCGCTGGCGGTCAAGGCGGAGCTTGACAAGATCGAGGCCGGGACTCCGGCGTGGATGGAGCTTACCGCCTTCGGTAAGCTGTTCCGCATCCTTGTGAACGGAACCTATCTAACGGCTGATTTCGCAGGACAATGGGGCGACGCGAACTACCTCGGCGCGTCGCACTATATCTCGCCGAAGTGCTACCGCCCCGCCATCGCGTCGATCGCCGGCCAGAGCACCTACAAGACCCTCCGCGCGGCTGTCGAGGCCCAGCACGTCGGGCAGATGGCCATCGGCCAAAATGTGGTCATCGGCTTCAATGCGGTGCAGTACGATGCCGCGGACATTCGCCCCGTGCTTGCGAACTACAAGACCACGGCCCCGAATCCGCGCTTCCCGCAGGTGGTGAAATCCACTCTCACGCGCCTCTACGATAGCGCGAGCAATATGCTATACGTGATTTCGCACTCCGCGAAGCGCATCTACTACTCCATCTGCCCAACGGACACGAAGCACATCGACTACACCGACGTGGACCAGTTCGCCGTGCCTTACTTCTACTTTGCCCCGAAGGAAACACCGACGCAGATGGTGAAGGTGGTGCTGCCGTCCGACCTCCCCGGCGCGACCGCAGGGAGAACTGGGCGCAAGAAGTATGTGTTTGAGATGAGCAACGGCGACCTGCTTGTCGAGGTGGAAAACGGCTTCAAGTACACCACCACGAAATACTCCTGCAACCTCTACAAGATTACTGGCGTGTTCGACATACCCCCCGTGGACGGGGTGATCACCGTGCCCGCGCAGAACATCTCGCTGGTGCTCTCCTTTGAGCACAACAACTCCCGCATTTCAGCTTTCGAGCAGATTTGCGAGGCGAAGGCCGGCGAACTTTTCGTCGCGCCCTACGGCTCCGGCATTACGGCCATCATCTACCACTCCGTGGACTACGGCGCGAATTGGGAGGTTATCTTCTGCGGTGACACCGCCAACTCCACAATCCAGATAGCGCCGAAGTACGAGGAAGAGGGCGAATACTACGGCGCGTGGCCTACCCCGACCTCCATTATTTCCAGCACGCCGCTGGATTGGAGTGGAACGGGTAACGGAAATATACACATTCACGGCATCGCCTACGACCGCTGGATGGGCCGTTTGTGGGTCTGCACCGGCGACGGAGCGGGCTACCCGGACGGCGTGACCGGCATCTGGTGGACTGACGATATAGGCCGGACGTGGCACCGCCTATCCACGCGCAACACTAGCGCGATGGACGGCCTGGCCACGCAGCTGATGTTCCCGATCCCGATGGAGCACTCGGTTATCTTTGCGACCGACGGAATGGGCGACGGCTTCTGGCGCTGGGCACGTACCACGTCGGCGGCTGACATTGAGATCGAGCCGTCCTACAACTACCTCGGCGAGCGCACCAATCTCGTGATGGTCGCGGGCCGCTACACCTTCGGCCATGGCCACGCGATCGCTTCCTTCTCCCCGGACAGCGAAAGCCAGGGCGATTGGATGCATCGCGGCGGCATTGTCGTCACACCAAACGGCTTCGACTATGTAAAGCTCTACGAGGACGAGTTTACGGAAATCGGCGAGATTACCCCGGGGATGACAGACGAGCAGAAGCAGGCCGTCTATGACCACGCATTCGACACCGCCGAGATCGGCTGGAGCTGCGACGTGATCGACTGCGGCGAGTTCCTCATCCTCAAAGCCGACAAGGGCGGCATCATCCGGCTGGACCTCGAAAATCTCAAATAACTCGCGCTAAACTTGAAATTATTTGCAAGAAATTCGCGAGTGTAGAAAAAAACGCGCGTTTGGTTTTTAGATAACCGGACGCGCGTTTGGTTTTATTTTGAGATGCTTTTTGTTTTTTTGATTATAGACGCGCGCTTCT